TATCTCACAGTGTAAGTTTTACCGTCATTTTTAAACTCAAACCACCAACTTGCATCCAGATTTGTGTCTGTTGTATCACCTGTGTTATCTAAGTTAAAAATTGTGCTGGAACTTAAATTTGTGCTTGTTATAACTTTCCATGTTTCTGATGTTTCGTCGTATCTCAAACCAAATTCCTCAAAATCTTCTATCCTGTTGATCATGTCAGTTTTGACCGATTCCGAAATTGATAAAGTTAAATTTGGAATCACAGCATTCAACACACTCCCATTTGGTATAATGCTTGACAAAATCACTGGTCCTGTACCGTCCTCAAGATTACCTACACCGCCGTTTGCTCCGTCTCCTGTCACGGCAGACATCTTTGCCCATTGCCTATCCTCGGCATTATCTGTGCCTGCTGTAACTAATTTGTTGTTCAAGAATTCTCTCGTATCAGGTGAAGTAAATTTAATCAAAGCACCTGGTTTTGCAAACTTCAAGTTGGAAGTGGCAAAGTCACCGGTCACTAACGCACCGCCCGAAGTAAAATATCCAGTGTTGCTGTTTGTTGCTGTGGTTGTTGAATTCCAAGTAGCACTCAAGGCACTTAAATCTTTTGTGCCATATTTGAGATAGTAAAATTGTCTAGCATATGCTTCTTTTAATTTTGCTTCTACGTTGGTGTTAATCGTGGATCTAATTTCGTTTCTGTTTACAAATGTGAAAGTAAATTGCGGCAGTGATTCTTCACGATAGATTATGCCGTCTTCTGCGAACACACTTATATTAGAGTATGCACCTGTTGGATCTAAAATTTCTTTTTGTCTCGAAATACCCGACGCTGACCTGTTTATCGATCTAACTTTTACTATTTCTTGTGATGCACTTAATGGCACAACCTGATAATCTTCTGCTGTGATCATTCTGTCTTGTGAATAATATACCTGTGCCGCTTTTTGTTTGATGTCTGCGGTTGATTCTGTTGTGTTAGAATTGTAAACACTCTGTTTCAAACTCATCGATAGTGTAAGAGTTTGCTGTGATCCGTTCCTATCCACGTATGACACATTTAAAGATAATGATTGAATATCGCTAGGTTGTAATGCATACTTGGCATTGTCGCTTGATCTATAATACAATCTAAAGTTGCCTAATGGAAGATTTGCAAAGTTACCGTCACCAAACACTAAATCTATGCTATCGTTTACTTTTGTCACCACATTGTAAATATTTCTCTCACTCTCTGCTAGTGAATTATAAATCGCATTGTTGCCCGATAACGACGGAACTTGTTTCCATTCCTCCATTGGTTGACCAAAATTATCTAATCTGTACAACCATACGTCGTTATTGTTGACATTGGTTGCCGGTACCGATCTCACGAAGTTTGTCTCTGCACTGTTGATCGTAAAGTCAAAATTGTTTATTGTTCCCTGCTTGAACATGAAAAAGAAACCTGTGTTGTTGGAACTATCACCTGCTCCGTCAGTTCTATATGTGTACGTAAATCCTGTTCCGTTTAGTGGTCGTGATTCATATATTGATTCACTGTCTTCTATCGTGCTTGGAACAATCTCAAATCGCCTAGTGACTCCACCCACTGGTTTTGTAAACTTGTACATTGGCAGATCAATTTGGTTCGTGCTTAATGTATAAGTTTCTGTTTTTATTCCGTTGATGTTACCCGATTCCCTCGGACTTCCAAACAGTTGTCCGGTTTGATTAGCGGCATTAAGTATGGCGATAAATTGTTCTCTGTAATTTGAATTGGCAGAGTCATTCCAAACAATGTTTTGGTTTGCCAAGTCGGATCCGGTGCTGTCTAAAACATTTTCAGTTGTTTGTATCGAATCCAGTTTCAAAAGTCCTGTGGCTGGTGTATTTCTTTTAGCGGTGTAATTTATTAATCTTGCAAGTCGCAATACCGAATTACGTCTTTCTGCTGTTTCTAAAAAATTCTCTCTGGCGTTTAGATCAACCCTGTAAGATAAAGCCTGAGCAATATAGGCAATAAGATCAATGAGCGCCACATACTCAGAGCTCTCAACAAAATCATTGAAATCGTCAGGATAGTTTTCCTTGATGTATGCAACCATTGTTCTACGCAATGTTTCAAAGTCGTAACTCTTGAAATCTGCCTGTTGGAAAGTTTGGTAGATCTTTTTCCAATCTTCCGCAACTAATAATCTGTTCTGTCTATCTGTAGTGGCCATACTGTTTGTATGGATATTTATATATTAAATTAACGGCGTATATTAAGATAGGCGCAACAATGAATTTTCATCAAAGTTAAATGCCAATTTTTCGGTGATATTCAACGGAACATAAGTGAGCGTGGCCTGTATCAAGATGCCATGATCTGCTTCCTGCACCACTATACTTTCTGTGGCTATACGGGGATCTGCGTTCAAATTTTCCGTGATATCCTCTGTTACTGCCTGTTTGACCCTGTCTGTGAACGGTTCAAACAGCACATCGTATATGATTGTGCCAAACTCAGGATTCTCTACCCTTTCGCCCTTGCGTACCGACAAACGGTTTATGAGATCCTGTTTAGCACACTCAAAATCATAAACCTTAAAGTTCTGCCTCTCGGCTCTTGATGAAAATCCTTTAAACGTGACACTGTTGATGCCACTGTTTGAATTCTGCGAGTCTCCGTATGCCATTAATGCAATCTCCTAAATTCCACGTCAACTTTGCTGTAATCCACAGCATAATAACCGGTATCGGTCATGTGCCTTGCCCACGGCACTTCCTGTGCCATCACGCCAATATACCTGCCCGGTATTTGATAGTATTTAAACGAATAGATGTTGATTCCCAATGGTGATTTGCCCACTAATCTGATGTCTTCCTTTAGCCTTCTGTCGCTGAACTTAAATCCACTAAAGAATTGTTTCACTGCACCACCTATCTTGCCAAGATTGTTCTTGATTGCTGTGCCCAGCCCGTTGGCCGACAGTGCGTTACGCATCTCGTTCGGATTGGCCGTGTCCAGGCCCTTGAACTTGGCGATGCCTCTGGTTATCGTGCCTTTGATGGCGCTCGTGGATATGATCTGATTACCGGTAACGGAAGTGTAAAGATTGTTGATTGTGCTGACATTTTGTGCAACACCCTGTATGTTTCCTGTTGAAAGATTTTTTGAAAGTGACTTCACCGTGTTCACACCGGCCTGTGCCGCTCCCAATTTGTCCCTTGCCAAAGCGAAACCATCGTTGGCGTCACCGGCTATTGCAAACACTTCTCCGGCCTTGTTGACGAACACATTGTCTTTGAACAATTCTTTGGTGCTATCGGCAAATTTTTCAATCACCTGTGATGACAACACTTTGTCTATTTCACCTTTGGCAGTTTCCAGTATCGGAATGCCTTTAATTTTTTCCGAAATGCTTTTGTCTATCTCAAAAGGCAAATTGACCTTTTCTGTGATTCCGTAAATGTTGTTATAATCCAATCCAAACTCTGTGAGATGTTGTCTGGCCTGTGATATGTCTGTGCTTGATCCCATTTTCTCTTTGACGTATGCCAGTGCATCTGCCTGATATTGGGCATACCTGATCGACTCGTTGCTACTCAATCTATTCTGCTGATTCTGGAACTCAACCGTGCCCGGAGTATTGGCATTCCTGCTCCATTGTTTTTTGTCATCGGCACTGAGTGGTATCACACCATCGCCGACTATGATATCGGCTCTAAACATCGGTTCATGTGTCACAAATCTATGCACAGTTGTTTTTGTTTTTCTCGAGAACATATCCAAAGATTTGATTCCTTTCTGTGCCAGTTCCACATCTCCCTCTTCTCTTGTTTCCATTCCTGCTTTTTCATTTGTGAGCCAGTGCGGTCCCCAACTCGTGCTGGGCCCGACTGTGTTGAAATGTATCTGTCCACCGGCCAAATGTGTTCCACCCGATGCTCCGTGTAATTGCTGTGCCGGTGTAAAAGAGGAAATGCCCTGCTTTCCATAAGTCATTATAGATCCGTTTGTTGCGGTAGTGAACGTTCCATCCTTGCTGATGTTAAACGTCATGTTACTGCTCTGAATAAGATCGTTTTCTGCCCGCATGCGGATACCGCCATTGGCATGAAAATTTATGTTGGAATCAGAGTGCAAGTTGAAGTCGCCCTCTGTCCTTAGGTTGATGCCTCCAAGTCCGGAATAAACATCTATCCTTCCCTCTTTGGTCATTTCGATATATGCGTTTCCGGAACCGTTTGCTATGTATACCACACCAGCGGTATCATGCATCAACAACTGATGCCCACTGGCAGTTCGCAATCTTGTTAGTTGGTTGGTACCATCTATTGCACCATCGTCCATGACAAACGTGTGTCCTGTTGTTCTGTCAACAATGTCCTCTACGGGATCTTCAGTAGAACCTATGTTCTTTGGTTTTGCACCAAGATTTTTCCTACCCGGAGTGCTCATTCCGAACACCTGACTAGGCGATTCCCTCTGTGCCGATGATGACGTTGTTCCCCTGATGCTATCCGATATCAATCCTTGTTTTAATAGAGTGTCAGCAAAGGGATGAACAGGATGTGCCTGTGATCTATAGTTTTCGAATGTCACGCCACGATCCCTGTTGATCTCACCTGCAGGTATGTTGACACTTCCGTATTCTGTGTGTGCCTTGGCTCCCAGTTCATTTATCACATTTTGATCACTGGCAATACCCGGTGTCATGTGATTGGTTATGGGCTCTTGTATACAACCTATCCAATATGCGTTCTCGACCTTGCCTTCTGCGAATATAACCAACACACGAGTTTCAAGATCCGGTGGTACTGCCCAAAATCCATAACTGAATTGAGAGTCTGTGTACTTGTTTCCGGATGTAACGTGTGTCAATCCTTTGTTGCCAAAAAACGGGCTAAGGTAGTTGCACTGTATCAGGTTGTCTGTTTCTTGTTTGTATGAACCTGAAAGGGCCGGTATTAGAACTTTGAGACGACCCATTCTCAGAGGATCGGTGTTCTCTTTTACTATTCCTATGTATGGTCCGCTATCTTGTACTCCCCAACTTGTATCTGTTGTTGGAGCCTCTGACGTCGATGTGTGTCCCTTTATGTATTTTCCAATTCTAGCCATTTTGTCTTTTGTCTAACCCTTTTACTTTTTTTTACCAAACTGGACCGTAATTTCAAGTGGTCCAACACTTTTTGAAAACCTTTTGTTGTTGTACGCATTTATATATTTTGTGAATATTGCGTTGTCCTTGAATTTTGATGCATCTTCCGTGATCTTATTACCACCCACAATAACGTTGCTAGGTTTTAATACTGTTGTAGTATTCGGCACATATGGTCTGTCACCCTGACTCTTGGTACGCACCAAGTTCAAGGT